GAAAAAACAAACAATTCCATGGACAAAGTTAAGAAAGCATTCAGGCAGGCACATAGGTTCAGACCCGGAAGATCTTCTAAAATATGGGGCAAAGCTACTAAATCAAAAACTGTTAAGAGAAAAAGTCACAAAAAACATAATCCAAAAAGATTAAATCATAAGAAACAAGGAACTGGTATAAAAATTAAAAGTATAATTAAATGTTTAAATCATAAAGATTGGTTTGAACAACGTAGGCTTAAAGAGATGCAAAAAAAAGATAAATTTAAATCAATGAATATTATAAAAATTAACAATTATAGTAACCATGTTATCAGGAAAAAATCTAATTATTTATCAAAATTGAATATTTTTAAAAAAACAAAGTGTGAGAAAAACAACAAAAAAATGAAAGAGTATAAATATATAAATTTCAAACAAATTCAACCTATTCATACCCCTAAACAATTAGAAACTAATTTCTTTGTAAAAGAAATATCTAAAAAAACATTTGTGAAAAAAATAATTTCAGAGAATTTTGTAACAGAAAAAGAATCAATAAAATTAGATGATTTCCCACCTTTGATTTCTAATGGCATTGTTTTTTCTAAAGGAACAAGAGCTATCAAATCTCCAAATTTTTCTTGGAATAGTGCATACAATCAAGCACTTAATTCAATGTTTTACAATTGTAGTTGTCCGAAAAAACAAAAGTATCACAATTGCCGCATGTACACCTATGAATATGCTAAAAACTTTGTCAGGCCTAGAAGTAGAAATTATGATAGATCTGTTTCAATGGGCAAATCAGACCCTGGACCTGTTTGCATGAGTTGTGTAAGTTGTTTTGAATCAGTTTCCTGTGTCAACTTGAAACACAAACACACAAATTTACCTTTAGGATTCGGTCAATGTTATCAATGCATGGTTCATCTTTTTACTGAATTGAAAAATCATACTTATAAAAGTATATTTGATAACAAAACACAAGAGCTATCAAGGCAACCTAAATGGGTGAAAGTTTATTCAGGGTCATTAACTCATTTTGAAAATGTTTTGAAGTCTAAATACATACAAAATGGCCCAATTTACAATGCAGCATTTCCTCCTAAAATGTACACAAAATATTCTATAATAAGTTACATTTATTATACAAATGAAGTATTCTTTATTGATTTTTCTATAGATCAGGGTGTTTTGACCAGTTATCGTAATGAACCTCTATTATTCAAAGAAATAAAAAGATTAAACCCTAGAATTAAGCTTCGAAATATTGCATATAATTTTATTAATACAAAGGATAAAATAATGCAAAACTTGTTAACTGGTAAGAGAAATATATTAGAACAAGTACCTGCTGAAATATATCTATGTGTAATGGAGTATTTAGATGAAAAAGACGTGCAAAATGTTGACAAAGCTTTTAACACTTTAGATGCCTTGATTAATGGTTACCACAACATTAAAAAAATGGAGAGAGTAAATAACAAGATCAAATACTACCAAAAGCTTAAGGAAGATCAACATCCATTGCTTGATTTTGAATTAAGAGACTATTACAATAAAATTGCTAATCTGAAGTGTTTTGATGAATCTTTATATATTTATGATCATACCTCAACAGTTCAAATTGACAATTTAATATTTTCACTAGATCTGGCAGATGATTTAAAAATCAAAAAATTCATTGATTTTGCTAAATTTTATAGAAACGTGTTGATAGATAATACAATTATGGCATGGGATGATGAAAGTGATATCTATGTTATTTTTTATACTTTTAAGAATGTTATTTGCAAGATAAAAACCAATTCATCATTTATAAAAATGCATAGCAAAATGAATAAAAACAAGAGTGATATTAGAAATTTTATTAATCATGTGTCTATGGGTAAACCTATGATTTACCATAAATATGACAATGATTTTTCATATCTTGTTATATTGAATTACTTGTTAAACATTTTTAGAAACCAAGAGAATATAGGAGTAACATCTAAAAGATTGCAGAATAATATTCTAAATAATAACATATCTGTAGCATTTCAAACATGTCTTGCAAGAGAAAACATTTCCTTATTGATGTACAATTGGTCTGGTGTGATATATGATCAGTCTTTTCCTAATCAACAATATGCATGTGTCTATATTGATGAAAATGAAAAACCTTTCATTCACATGATTGATAATAATACATACTCAATTGTAAGATTCTCTGATCATCATCATGCTGTCAAGAGTGAAGACCTTAGTATTGAATGGGATGATGTAGAAGAGCCTAAAATGGAATTTCATGTTAGTGGTGAATCTAATCTTTGCGCATGTAGAGCTGTTTCAGTATCTTTAAATCTTTTGGGTTTGTACACAAATTCTAAGATTCTATTAGATGAATTTTGCAAATTATCTGATCAAACTGAATTTTTCTCTCAAGATATTATCTGGGGTTATCTTGATGTTAGAGGCATAGCATTAGATATTGAATCTTACTTAGGCAAAATGAGCACAATGAAAGGAAATGAGACGAGAGTGTGTTTGATAAATCATGGTGTGCATTGGAATCCTATGATTGAATCTTGGCAAAAAGATCTTGCACAAGTTATTGTATGTAATGATACAAAGATCACTAAAGCTTATTGTGATCTACCTCAATCTATGCACCATTCATTAGATCAAATTTCAGTTACTGATATACATTTTAACAATCTTATTGGAGAGCTATATAAGTTTGATGAAAATGAGAAATTGAAAATTAAAGAAAAAGCAAAAAAAGAAGATGTGAAAGATTTAATGCCTATAATAAATTTTGAAGATTTTTCTAAATTTGCTGATTCACAATCTATTTTATCAAATAAATCAGAAAATAATGAAATCTTGCTTGAAGAGGAAGATATGAAAGATACATTTAAAAATAAAATCTTGGAACAAGACAACCTTTCAAATAAATCTGAATCCGAATCTTGTGAAGATGCAAAAAACAGTAAAACTGATGTTAGTGACAAAGAAACAGACCAAGACGAAATCAATACAAATGATAATGAAGAAGCTGAAGACAATGAGGATGGTAGCATGCAGGATGATGAATCCAGTGAGTTAGACATTGAATCTTTAGAAGATGAAGAAGAAAGTGAAGAATCAGATGAAGAAGAGGATGAAGAATCTGCTAATGAAGATGAAATCTTAAATCTTGACACAAAAGAATTGGACAAAGATGAACACATCTGTTTGACAGGCATTAATTCAGATAATGAAATCATTTGGGATGTGGAGAGCAATTTATACAATCAAATGATAGATCATGATTATCATAATTCAAGATTTGTTTGTTATACGACAGTTTATAATGAAATGTCAACATCTGTTTGTGCAAATATAGATAATTTTTATGCAAATAATCTTGATCCATATGTTATGAATCATGTATTGAAAACAATGTCATGTTGTTACAAGATGAGGCATGATCTTCTTATGAGTGTATTCTTAAATTCTTTAGGTATCAAACATAAATTTGGTACAGATATGAAAATACCTTTTATACAAAGTAATAAAACACCGGATTATTGTTTAAGCAATGAGAATGTAGTTATTATAATTGAATGTTCAGTGAGTAAATCTTTGGAAAAAAGTTATAAACAAAAAGGCATGGATGAGAGACAAAGTGTTTATTTAAATGAAATATTAGAATTGAAAAAAATGAATAAAGAAACTTTGTGGGTTCCAATAATATTTTCTACAAATGATTACACACATAATCTTGAAGACATGTTTGATTTAATAACCAATAATAAGCACTTCCTTGATTTTCATCTTAAACCCAACAAAGCTTTGCTCATGGTTATGATAAAAGATTATTGTGATAATTTGAATGATTTAACAGAAATAGATAGAAATGCACATCTTATATTTCAATCTGAAAGTGATATTATGTCAAATCAAATGTTAAATGAACTTAATGATTTTGAAAATAAGATAATGGATTATGAAAAGAAATATGAAATAGAATACGAACCAAATGTTATAACAGAAACCATCCAATTAAAAATAAACAGGAAATTTAATGATCTTTTTGAGTTGCAAAAATCGCACCTCTTAAGCCAACTGATAACTATGTCTTACACAAGAAGACTAGTAATTAAAATGACTAGGAATGGCATATTATTGGAAGATAATAAAGAAGGATTAAGAAACAAATATATGCAAAATGACATAATGAATGAAAATTATAGAAGATTGTTCAAATATTGTTACTATTTTGATAGATTAGCCAGTAATTGTGCTCCTTTTATAGTTAAAACTTATAAAAATAACTATTTTGTAACAATTGACAAAAATACACATGATGAAAGAGTATTTGGTAATCAAAATTCATTGACTAAAGATTACTGCAAGTATATAAATCTTCC